GATATCTCAGAACCATCAGCACTAGTAGCAGAGGTTGTTCTAACCCTAGCAGACATCGTGGTGTTTTCTGGAGTAATGTTTCTTAGGTGTGGAGTGATGGACTCAAACTGAATGTTCTTAGATGCCTTCACTTTACTACCACCACCAAAACCAGAGTTGGTGAATACTTTATTACCCTCAATCTTGAGGTAATAATTATCCAAAGTAATCTTACTATCGATAGAGTTGGTTACCGATGCGAAGTTATGCTCTTTGTTGATTCTTCTTAGAGATACGCCACCAAACTCATACTTTTGGATTTCAGTATCAGTGGTGTAAGACTGAGAAAGTGTGCCGTCAATACCACGAGTTGTGATACCCGTTAGTACATTGTTACCAACACCCGTGTAAGCAACAATCTCTTTGTTGATTAAAGCATAACCAGGATTGTCGGCGGTTACCTGAGCACCCTCAAAGAAGTTAAAGGTGGCACTATTACCAACACTAATGTTCTCGATAGAACTTGCGGCGTATCCAACAGTAATTGTTGTTGGAATCTGATCACCAACAGCACCAACAATTTTTACAGTATTGTTAGCAGCGTGCATACCGTGGTTACGCGCCTGAACACGGAAGTGTGTTCCATCAAACTCATTGTTGTTGATTGTAGACGTAGTAGGATTGATGTTGGTCATTGCGGAAGCAATACCAGCAGCAGGACCAGCAGTAGGAACGTGTTGCAAATCAGAAGACGTGTTAAAGTCCTGACCAGTTACATTCGTTAGGCGGAAACTATTGGTGGAAGTGACAACTCCAACCGTCAAGACTAGACTTCTGCCCAGTCCATCAGCACCAATCGTACCAGTTACGGTATCACCCACAGCATAACCTGTGCCAGTTGCGTTGACGCTTACGTTATCAACTGTTCCACCGGTTACAGTTACGATACCAGTTAGACCACTACCAGATCCAGTTTGAGTCTGGAATGTGATCGCTTGACCAGCACCATTGGGATAACCTAGACCAGCATTAGTGATGTTTAGTCCTGTACCGCCGATAGCGACAGGACCCAGTTTTGCCTCAACAAAACCTGAGGAGGTTCTACCAGACTGTTTAATCTCACTACCAACAACTACAAATTCGTTAGTAACAGAAGATGACAGACCCAATGTTACCTTCTTAGAGAAGATCTCAATTGGATTGGGTTCTAGTAGATACTTATCATTTTCAGAATCTAACTGAGGATTAAACATCTTCAGTGTTCCTTCACCAGTCGTAAACTTCGCTTTACGGGCAACATACTTGAGGTCTTCCAGTTGAGAAGCAGTCCACGTAGAAGCGTTCTGCGACTTGAATAGAGAACCTATTGAAGGTTGCTTATTAATAATGACTTTTTGCAGTTCTGGAAGATCCTTGGTGGAGATGTCTTCCTCACCCATACGAGCGATCCAGCAGTTGTAATCCTGAGTATCTGCCTTGATTACAAAAGCATACTCGCCAGTTTCAAGATATATTGGGAAATCAAATATGAACGTTGTTGGTGTTTTACCATCCGAAGATGCTTTGACATCAACAGCATCTAGAACTTTAAATCCTAGAACCGTCATAGATGGATATCCATTTACAACAGGCACAATTTCTACCATAACAGGAAGATTCTCACTCTTCGTAGCGAAGAAGAGATCTACAGATGTCATGAAGATGCCAGGTTGCTCGTCCACTACAAATGATTGTGCTAGCGGGTCACCAGTGTCCATGTTCTCTTCTGGAGGTTCTGGTGGTGCTGGTGGTGGTGGTGGCGGTGGAGGTGGTCTCCTAATAATCGTAGTTTCTACGATCAAGTCAGCACTAGATGTAAAGTTTGCTCTTGCTCTACTGGTAGGAATACCAGGAATGTTACTACGTTTTGCGGTTACCTCTGCTAGATTGGTACCATTTGAGAAGTTTGGATCTGTTGGAGGAATATGAATAGATCCAACTAGAGCACCGGTCTCGTCAGAAACTAGACGAACTTCGCCGACAGTTGCCTCAGCACCACTGGTCTCACCGATCAGTTTCATGTCCTTAACGACACGACCATAGAAAGTTTCATTTGACTTTTGAGTCAAACTCTTAGTATCGATGTTTAGTAGTGTTGTGGTATCGCTGTAGGATGATGAAATACCAGTATTATTGTATGGGTTGGTGTTAAAGAATGCTACAGGAGCATTATAAGGACCGTCCTTGTGGTTGGGAGAAGCAAGACGGAATTTGATCTCTGCGTTGCTTCCTTCGCCTCGTACAGTCTCACCAACCTGGAATGCACCCTTGACTGGGGATACCTCTAGTAGTTTAGGAATAGCAAGTTTTCTGTTATTTGACATATCCTTGCTAGAGAACTCAGCGTTCATCTTAGTAGATGGTTTGAGTCTTGTAGCAACGAACTCGATATTCTGAGATCTTAGTTTTGGAACAGCAGATGTTTCAGTGATAACCTCAGTTTCACCAAATCCACCATCAACAGTTATAAATTCTCTTTCTACCCAGTAATCCTCGGCAGGATTTAGTGACATCTTACCTGCCCAGGTAACAACATCAAATGGGTTTACATTTACCGCTCTACTGGCGAATGGTTGATTAAAGTCCTCAACCTCAGTGTAGTTCATGGTAACAAGATTACCAGACTTTCTTAGATTTGGAGAACCAATATCAGTGGCAAAGAATACGTCACCTGTAGGATCTGGAGTTCCGTTTAGACCGATAAGTGACTCAGAACCAACTAGAAGGTCTACACTATCAAAGTTGGCACGAGGAACCATGGTGCCATTCTCAATGTTATAATTGAGTGATGGAACGGTCTTATCGGCAAGATTGAATGAACCAAAGTTATCAACAGCAAAACCAGTCTTAAACTTGTCTAGTCCAGTGTCTGGATCTTTGACAGTTAGTGCTTGTGTCTTTGCTTCGAGTAGAGACAGTGTAGTTACAGTCTCTAGATTTTCGATTCTGTTCTCAAGGTTACCGATGTCAAGCATCGTGTAACGTCTATTGGATCTATCCTCAATGTTGATATCGCGATTTACATCAAAAACATATGGAGCATATGTGATCTCAGCAAGTTCGAAGGAACCTGTTATACCTTCGGGGGCAGTAGGAGCAACAGAAGGTGTGCCCTCTACAAGAGTAAATGTTATATCTCTATTGAGGAATAGTCTGTCAACACGACCCAAGTAATGTCTATAATCAAATGTGATGTTCTCATCACTTACTAAGATATTGGGAATGGACTGACCGTTAGAACTAAAGTTTCTAGACGACCACTCAAACGGCGATAGACTACCACCATAATCGGCAACACGAGGTCTTAGGTCAATGACATCAGTGTTTTTGATACCATTAAACCCAGGAACCATATCGTATACATCAGCACTATAACTAGATGCGGTAATAATTTCACCACTATCATCAGACTCGACAACAAACTTATCAAAGAATACTCTGAGTTTTCTGGATGGTTCAGCAGCATTCTGTCTTCTTACAAGTCTACCAAAGTCAACAAACTCACGACGTTGACCACCATCAAGCATGAAACTTGCGGTAACTTCCTTATCACCAACGGAGGAAGAACTAATTTTAGCAACAACACCACTTTCTGTGAACGTTACTTCTTCGTTTTTGACAAATACTTCAGGGTTCTCTTGGACAATACGAATACCGTTAGAACCATCTAGTTCCAAGATCGTAGCAGAAGCACCAGACACATTACCGATGATCTGCTCACCGATAATTAAATCGGTATTGTCAGAATTTGGACCGTTTAGACCTGTTAGCGTGATGCTAGGAATGATTGGGTCAGCAGTAGAAGAAGATTCGAATACCGCAAGAACTCTTGCTACATCTGCGGTGTTTAGAGAGATTTCTCTATCCTGAACACGTAGACCATAAGCATTGTTGTAATCTAGTCCGTCCTGATTAGCAGTGCTAATACCAGAGTATTGATACTTGGACTTATTAACAATCAGGCTCTGGCAGCGACTTAGAATCTTGTTCTTAGCAGTTACCTTGTTCTTTTGTTGTGTTGTTACAATAACTACATTAGATTCGCTGACAGTTAGACCAGAAAGAGTAGCACTTTTACCACCACTGGTAATAACAAACTGATCACTCGTTAGTGGTTCGACGGTACCATCTTCATATAGAACTGTATAACGCTCTTCGTCAAATGGAGTGTATATGAAGTCGGTTCCGCTTAGTGATGGTAGAGAAGTTTGACCAGAACCATCAGTGCTTCTGCCACGGTATTCTATGCGAACAAATATGTCAGAACGAGTTAGATCTACAGACTCAATAAACCTCTGTGGCATCTCAGCATAGAGATAACCACTTCTAGATCCACGTAGTCTTGGTGATACAACACTGATACCAGCAACGTTTACATTACCAGGTAGATCACCATCACATACACCGGCAACATCCTCAACTGTAGCAACAGTTAAACTATTTCCGCCGGTAGCAATAGAAGCAACACGGTTAAATCTAGTTCCACCATTACCACTGACATATGAGATAATATCTCCTTCCTTAATGCCTACAGACCAGTTACCAGAAGTACTGGTTACTGTAGTAGAGTTAAAATTAAATTGTTGAGAATATCTCTTTCTTTCTTCTAGAACGGTGTCAGCACTAAAGGTCTGAACACCGACTTCCTGACGAATAGACTTGGTGTCAGTGATGTCAAATTCTTTTACTGCGGTAATAATTCTACCATTATCTACACCATCGACAGCGATGGGTTCATCTACAATAAACTGACCAGCAGTTTGATGTAGTGTTAGAGTTGTTCCACTTTGAGAACGTAGGAAACCTCTAGAACCAGAACGCTTGCCTTCTACCAAGGCAGGTGCGGAGAGTGATAGTTCTTCGTTTAGAGTAATTTCTGTGTCTGTTTGGATATCAAACAGGAAGAGGTCAAAAGTAGATGAAGCGTCTACATATGCACCAGCAGAAAGTTTATAATCATAGACTCTAGCACGACCAACAGATTGACCTGCTGCTGCATCCCTATCGGAACCTAGGCGCTGACTACGGAGATCAACATACCCTGTAGTCGCCATGCCTACGCTAGCACCTCCGTATACATTGTTTACACGAACTAAGTTACCTGCCTGGAAAGCAACGCTTTCTGCTTCTACTAGTCTGGTTTCTCTTGGTTTGTTAGCATCAACGTAGATGGAACCAGAGGTTGCTACCTCAAAACCTTTTACGTATGCCTTGCCAGGACCAACTTTGATAGAAACCATATCCTTAGTAGGATTATTTCCATCATCAGTTTGTTCGTTAGAGAAGAAAGCACCAAACTGAGAATGTCTGTCGTTTAGTGTTTCCTCTGCCTCGATTAGGAATGGCTCGATATAATAGTCGCCACTCTCGTCGTGAGTTCTACGTGCTAGTTCTTTGGCAATTTCACTGTAGACCGTATTCTTTACAATCTTTTTGATCTCTCCTTTTTTAGTACGGAAGAGTTCAATAAAGTTCTGATCTTGGAAATTGTCAAGTGCTTTCTTAGAAAGAACTAGATTAATTTTTAAACGATCCGCACCAGGTGCGGTAAAGTTGGAGAACCCAGCAGCATTGTCGTATAGGCTGTCGTCTTCTACAGCAGTTACAACTTCTTCGACTACTTGGAATCCAACGCGATATGAAGGAGTATTTGTATACTGGTCAAGTAGGATAGTTTCAGACTCAACTTGGACAAAGGCACCTCTTGCAAAGAATACACCTTCCTCAACAGCGAAAGCACTGGCAGTAGCAGTGGCATTGGTTAAAACACAAGTAGCAAAGTCAGAACCCGCCTCAATTGTGGTTGTTCCATAACTAAAGTCTGCCTCAGTTACCAGATTCTCGCCATCTGTAAAGTTTTGAGTCTCAAAATCTTCGGCATTAGACTTTTGATACTTAATATAAAGAGTTGTTACGTCTTCTGTAGACTCAGCAGCAGTAAGGACTTTCTTAACAACAGCAGTTACGCCAGACTGCTTACCACGAATTTTTAGACCTATAACTTTGTCTAGGTATAGTTCTACAGGAACACCAAAAAACGCAGATTCTACCTTAACAGCATAATATCTCTCATCATAATTAATAGATCCAGGGATGACCATGGATCCTTCTTTAAAAATATGACTACCAAATTTCTCAATCTGATCCTGTAGGATAGACTGTAAGGTAGTTAGTTCCCTTGCTTGAACCGGAGTTCCGGGTTTAAATAAAACCCTATTGAAATTTTTATTCGGATCAAAATCGTCAAAATAGGGGTTGACGTTTAGGTTGGTGTTCTGGGGCATGTCAGAATTCTAGGACGATTTTGATATCTTCTCTTTGATTAGAAGCTCTGGTTACTTCAGGTCTGTTGTCAACGTAAATAATATCACCAGAGTATTTTTTGATCTCGGGCGAGGCAAGACCATCAGTAATAGACTGACCAAAATAGTAAGTCTTAGAGTTCACAGAGGTTGACACACCAGTAAAGGTGGTCTCAATGCCGACTGTTTCGGTTCCAGTCGTGGTTGTGACAACGATGTTGACGCTACCACCTGTCCCTGGAGTGCTCGTAAATTTATTTAGACGGTATCCATAAGTGGGGATTTGACCAGTAGCGGATTTAGTTGCAAGGTCTCTATCTTGCCAATAACGTAGGAATTTGGTTACTGGATCGTAAGAAATAATCTTACCGATGGCAGTAGAACCAATACCGATGGTTTGAGTTATCTCACCATCTACGGCAACACTCATCGTGCTTGTAGCAGCACCTGCTAGACGAATACCATAAACGCCGGAAGCACTTGCAGCAGTCAGTAGGTTCGTGGTACCATGAACTTCGGGGTTCTTGATAACACCAATACGAGCAAACTGGTTACCAGTTGGGAAATCTGGATTTGTGGTGTCAGAGTTCTCAATTCTGGAATAAATTAGAACCTTGCTAGCACCTAGTTCACGGTAGATGTTAGCACCATGTCCACCAGGAGGAGGAATGATGACATCAAATACTGCGTTAGAACCCGTTACAACACTATCAAGATCAAGAGTAGCAAAAGTATAACCTGTCCCACCATTTGTTACCTGAACTGCGGTTGGTTTTCCGTTTACAAAAGTGACTGATGCCTCACCATCTTGACCATCACCACGAATAGGAACACTGTTTTTAGTGCCACTAAACTGATATGAGGCATTAGTTGTGTCTTTAATTACAACTGTCTCAATCTTACCCTCAACAGCAGCATCTCTAACGTCTGATACGTCAGTATTGCTGCTCCAGTTGGAAGGAACAGGAATATACTCAACACTGTCAAATTTGACAATATCACCTGGTTTAATTGTATAGAGATATTTCCAAACATATCCGTCGCTTTCTAGACGTGGTTGTAGATCAGTGTGGGTGGGTTCTTCTAGCGATGCGATGCCCTTGCCGCTGTTGGAAGGATCTGCGCCGTTCGAAATACACTCATAAACTCGGAAGTCCGAGTTCATCACATGATAGTTTGTTTGATACAAACTCGACGAATTCGTCTGTGGAGACGGATTATTGATATCATAATCATGACGGTACATCTCATAGATGGTACCTGTAATCCAGGAGATCTTACGGATGACACGCAGTGTGTCAGCAGCAGCGATCTTCTTCGCTGAAATCAAGGTATCATAGATATCGTCGTGATCGTCAAAGTTGTCGATCGGAGCAGGAGTATTAGTATTCCAGTCGGCTTCTACATCAGTCGCGTTAGGAAGACCAATGAACACATAATAACTACTATCAGTGGTAGAAATTCCACTGACAAAGTTAGATGCATTCAACACCCTGATTTGATCAGTAATGATCGCTGGCATTCTCTTCTAGACTTTTTTTGTTATTTAGGAGTAATCTATGGATAGATTTGTAGATCTAAAAATTGTAGGCGCAGTAGACAGTCCAGTTAGACCATCAGACGTGTTACAGGTGAACGCTAGACCGGTTCTGGAACCAGAACTAAATCTTGCCCAACTGAAGTCGCCATAGTAGTTACCAACACCAGACCCTAGACCGGTGAAGTTAAGACCGTGACCGGTCTCTACGTTTACGTGGATCCTCATTGAGGATGCTGTTCCTACCGGAGTAATATCCTCAATATGTCCAACTTGGAACACAGTATCTACGAAGTCAGAACAGGAACTAATCGCAACAGTACGATCTTGAGAAAGAGCAGTAACACCACTACCAATATTAGAACGAGTAACTAGGAAATAGTCACCTGTAGCAATACCGGTCTTGAGGATACCACCAAATTCATTAACTCTTAGTTGAGAATCTAGTGGGATGTGGAAGTTGAATTGGATTCCTCCCGCAGTAGTTCCGATACCAGTGATAATACCTTCGTCACCTGCGATAGTAATGCCTGATACAGTTTCAACTGGATTGATGAACGTAGTTGTACCAAATCCTGTATTGTTTTTGTCCTCGTCAATGATTTGGATCGCAAAGGACGTAGTATCTGGTGCCTCCGTTTTACTAAAAACAAGGCTACCGCCACCAGTGTAGTACGTATTGTCTGTAGTACCCACACTTTGAATGAGGCGGGCGGATGGTCTGACTGCTGCTGCATATTCGGGTCTTGATTTGTTTACAACCCTACCCTCAATAAATTTGTCATCCTGCTGCTTACACCAGATGACTGGGCGGAGTGGCGATGTTTGATTAGAAATGCCTTCATTAGTATATACGTTGGTTCTTAGAGTATCTCTGGATGTAAGAGCAGTAACTACACGATTTAACTGAGTAACTGGTGTAATCTGTTTACGATCCTTCATAATTTTCAAGGTATCGCCAATCTTTACCGTATTCAGAGAACCTTCAGTAGATACATCAGAGTCAGTTCCACGATATAACATAATCTGCATGGATGTACCCGATACAGGTGGTTCTGTAAACTCAATTTGAGTACCACCATCAAACACATACGATACATTTGGTTGTTGTAGTGTATCGTTTAGAAATACTAATAGATTAAATTCTACATCAATAGGTACTGATGTCCCACCCTGAATACTTACAGGAATATTATTCTCTTTAATAGTGAAGACAGTCTTTCTGCCATCAAACTCAGAAGAGAAATCGTCTAGAATTTGTAGTTTACCAAATACCCAACCAGCAAACTCATCATCCTGAGTATTAGTTACTGTCCAAATAGCATTACGGAAAGTGGTGCCAATACCAGTATTTGTTGGAATACCAGCGATACTTAGTTGCTCACCAATAGTAAATCCATATCCAACACTGTTAAGTGTAAATGATTGGATACTCAATCCAGCACCAACTTCTACGGTCACAGAAGCACCGACACCAGTAGAACTAGAAATTAACTGAAAATCATCATACCCTACAGGTTCATCAATGGTAAGACGTGGAACGTCAGTCCAGGTGTAACCCACACCAACAGGACTCATAAAGATATCTTTTACGAATCCTCCTTCGACAGTAAATGTGCCAGCAGCGCCAGTCGTAGGATTTCCGCCATCGACAAAAACTCTATAAGTGGTTGGAGGATTTCTATATCCGCTGCCAGTGAATCCCATAGCAACAGTGACTGTTCCAAATCCGCTGACCACTGCGGTTCCGATTCCGGTCTGTCTGGGTTGATATCCATATCCTTGAGTGCTAGCAACAGAAACGATTTGACCCTTTCTTGGCAGTTTATTAGCGTTTACATCTGATAAACTTACAGTGTTTGTTGCGTTCCCTGTAAAAGCGACAGATGTAATACCAGTAGCAGAACCACCGATAAAGTTGTAATCGATTTCTGGTTTTTGGAAAATATTGTTTATTAGAATAGCACCATTATCAGTGGTGATTCCAGTGATATCAGTTCCGTTCTGGCGGATTGTAAATGTCTTTGCGATGCCAGTAAAGTTCTGAGCAACGTCGTCAATGATAATATTTCCAGTGTAGTCACTTCTGATGAATGATCTGCCTTGGAAAGAACTGCCATTAGCAGTATCAACAAAGACAACTCTATGTGTGCCAATACCAGCACTGGTCAAGGTAATACCAACGCCAGTTAGAGCATCACCTTTTGTATCCGCAAAACTAAAGTTGTTTATTGCGTTCTTAATGATGAAATAATCTCTATTACCCTGTAGTGGTTCTGGTGGGTTAATAGATCTAAGTTTTACTTGAGATCCTGTTTGGAGGAAGTCGCTAATACCACTAAAACTATCGGTAGTAACATTAACTTCAGAATCAGAAAATCTTAGGTCTTCTCTAATCCCACCAAAAGGAGTATCTACAAAAGTGACGGTATCGTCAATAATGTTATAGTCACCCTGTAAGAATTTGACCTCAGAACCTACGACATGAACATTTTGCTCAGTACCCAACCATGCTCTGTCAACAAATACATCATTGGCACTTCCATTGTATCCAACAACTTGGATACGCATGATCTCATCATCAATCTTTAGAAGATCATATGCTCTAAACGTGCCAACATCATGTAAAGAGATAACTCTGTTTAGAATTTGGTCTAGAGTAGTTCCAGCACCAACTCTTTCATAAACTGGGGACTGGATAATATTGTCTAGAGCAATGATACACTTAGTATTTTGCTTTCTCGCTGTAAAACTGTGTGTGGTTCCTGATCCAACCGCAGTTAGATTAATGATACCTCCGGTCAGAGCAAGTGCTTTCGTTGCTGCTACTTGAAATTTATTTTCTGCCGTTTTTACTGCAAATACTGTTTGTGGTAGTGTGGTACCACCACCGACCCCAGGACTAGAACTATCAATAGCAATCGGGGTAACATCCGATGTATATTGTAGTTGCTCACCAGTTACAAAGAAGTGATTATTGACAACAAAGGTATCACCACCAACTAGAACGTCGGTGGTGCTAGACCCATCAAACTCTTTGTGGAAGATTGGGTCATCCTTATGAGTTAACTTGAAAGAACGCCTAAAGGAGTCCGATTCAGCGTTAAACTTTTTATTGATAGAACCAATCTGAAATGACATCTATTCCAGTTTTCTGCTATTTAGGACAGGTTGATGAGAGTATCATCATTAACATCATCAGGTTTGTCAATGCGAACTTCATGCACTCTCACTTCATAAGCAGTATTCTGCTTAGGAGTAAATTGTAGATACACATTAGGAGCACTAATCGCTACTGCTGTATTGATAATGTCACGCCTTTCAGTCGCTCCAGTAGATACATTACCAAACTTATTGTAGTTAGCATCACCTTGATACAAGTTTGCTGCTACCTGGAAGATAGAGTATTCATTGTTGGTAATGTTGTTGATCTCAACGTAGTATTTTACGGTAGTATAGTTGTTATAAGTCGTATCCGAAATGGTGACAGCACCTGGAGTTGCAGAAGAGTCGCTTGAGATTGCTGTTCTAGTTGCTGACAAAGCAGCGTCACCAATCGCAAACAAACCTTCGATACTTCCTACAGTGGTGGCAATACCAACTTTAGTCGCTAAAGTCGATACAGTAACACCGAGTCCAGCGGTAGGTGTGAACTTAACTTGGATTTCTTGAGAAGCGGTAATATCCATCTCAAAAGTTCCAAGATCCATATCCTCCTTAAATTTGTTATACTCATTGTAGAACATGGTGGTTCCGACACCTACGAAAGATGCCTCTAGGACCTCTTTCTCATCTGTCGATGCTACAGAAACAAGAACGTGTCCAGAACGGAAGTCGCTGGCGTTCCATGCTTGGATAACCTGCGGTGTAGCAGTTGTACAATAAGAAGAAACACCAGTTTTCTCAATATTCTTATAAGAAGTTGTTCCTGTACCAACACCTTCCTCCATTACCTCTTTGTAGAAGGTAATGTCGTAGATGAATGTTGGGTTATATGGATTAAATGAGACTGTTATAGTACCATTAGTTAGATCTGCGGTAAAATCACCAAGGTCGAAGGAATCTGACAGATCAGCATACTGAGAGATAAGTGATACCTTTCCATTATGACTTACAATAAACTCACAGTACTGAGTTTCGTTGACCAAAACACCCGCAGTAGCATCAAGAACAATCTGTGCGTGATACTTAACGGCATTTACATTAGATGCCTCAAAGACATCTAGTTGTACTGACTTATTCAAGTCTGGGTCAGAGTAGAACTGAGGACTGATGTCATCAATCTCAAGAACCCTGTTGGTGTTGCAGATTAATGCCTCACCGAACTGATTTCCCCTGAATATAATCTTGTCGGACTTGGATTGGTCGGCACTCGTTAGTTCTCTAACAGCGTCCCAATCATACTTGCAGTTTACATCTACTTCATTGTCAATGATGATAATTGAAGATGCTTCCTGTTCTGCTACGGTAATACCAACACCGATGTTTACAGAAGATGTGGAAGCAACTTGGAGATCACTGTGCTTCTTAAATCCAGCAATGTGTGCCAGTGAGTCAACTGGTTCACTCCAACTGCTTATACCAACTTCTGATCTTAGAGAATAAGCAAAACGCTGATAATAATCGTTATCTTGTACTCTCTGTAGGAACTCATTTGGTTTACCAGTATCTTTCTCCCATCCATACTGCTTCTCAAGAGCAGCATTAACGGTAAACTGTCCAGAGTTTTCTACAAGGTTATTGACAACACCCGAAGCACCAGATTCCTTACCAGTAATCTTGTCACCAGTGTTGATCCCTACAATTGATTCAACTCTAATAATATTTGTAGAACTATTCTTACCAGCAACAATGTTTGTAGTGGTACTTTCAGTGTAAACTTCTTCACCAGCAAAGAAGACGCCTTCTGTTAGAGTTGCCTCAAACTGAGCAACATTTTGCTTTTTAGTAACAATACCAAATTCCAAACCGTCATGAAGACCTGGTTCCTTCTCAACTTCGAAAGTAATGGTTGCCTGGTTGACTAGACCTGGGTTTGTGTTAACACCAGTAACACTGAAGAACTTATATTTGTGGTCAGCAGAGTTGTAACCATTGCCGGTAGTAACACCGAGGTTTTCTACAAATACTTCATCACCAACAGCGAATGGTAGTGGAATCGCTGTCGTAAATCCTGTAGACGGTGTTTGTAGTCTTAGAGTGACCGTAGGATCCGAATATGTGGCAGTAATGATGCCAACACCGTTAGTGTTGTTAACTGCCAGGATACGATTGTCAAAACTGGTTAGATTACCGCCACCAGATACAATATGGACATCATTGACACTGGTTCCCTTCAGTGTGGTAATAAGATTTACACTGTCGTTAATTTTGTCAATAGTCTCATTGTATACAATCAGATTAGGAGCAGTTAGGTAATTAGATCCTGTAGATGTTATTCCGATGCTCTCAAGACTAAAGTTGTCACGTAGAGTAATAACATCAGGTACAGATGCCTCTGGTCTCAGAGTCTCATCTGATGGGAAGTCATAACCAAATTCTAGGATTCTAGTCTTAGTAATATTGCCAATACTGTCAGACTGTACGGAAAGGACCGCAGAAGACCCTGTAGTGGACGCTACAGCAACTTTAGGTAAATCCCTATAGTTTCTACCGCCCTCTTCTACTAGGACCCTGTGGACGCCACCTGTAACGTTATTAGATTTGGTGGTGTACTGAATAACAGACTCGGAAGTGTATCCAACTCTTTCTGGAGCACCAGGAGTTACATAACGGAATTCCTGCGCTGTTGCAGTAGAAATAGAATGTCTACCAGAGAAAGCACTTGGATTGACAATGATCTTACCAAAGTCTTTTACATCGGTGTTGACCTCGACTTGCTTGTTCGCGTTTAGCGAGATAAACTTATAATACAGAACAGAAGGCATCTGCTCGGTAAAATGTACCGTAGTTTTGGCAGATGTGATTCCAGCAACTAGATTATTGACAATCTCGATCGTAGAAGATCCAGTTCCAACAAAACGCTTAACAAAATTAGGATCTTCGTAGAATCGGATCTCAGTATCTGTTAGATCAAGGTCTGATGTATCAAATACCAACTTATCACCGATAGTGACAAAAACTGGTGGGTTTGCAGAAGAACCGATACTGACCAACTTGGTTGCAGCATCATATTCCATGTTAAGTGTGCTGCTGGCAGCAGAGACCAATGTTAGGTCGATTACATCACCTATTTCTAGTTTGTGAGTGGATGCTGTAGAAACAACCGTCTCAAACTTGGTAATGTTCGCTGTAGCAACAGGTCTTTGTGTTCTGAAAGAATGGGTGTCACCAATACCGATTGTGCCGTTAAAATAGACGCGATCGTATACATTAGCAATCTGAGATGCCTGTGTAACAATACCAATCAGATCTTTGCTAATTTTCTGTACAAACAAGTTGTTTGTTGGTAGGAAATGTGTATTAGCACCATCAAAGGAGTATAGGAGGAAAGAACCGCCACTAGGAGTATACGTAACCTTATCACCATGAACAAAACGGTGATTTGGAATACGAATTGCCTTTGTTGGTATATTGATACTAACACTGCTGTTCCCAGAACTAATGAAAGAAACCGTTGTGCCAATACCGACACCAGCAGTCAAACCAACACCAATACTGTTCTCAGGATCAAAATACTCAGCAATATTCTTAGGAGTATCTACGCTGACTGGGTTTTTGGTTTTATAAGTGAATATTTTCTCAAGACGCTTGATCTCAGAGCGGTTTGTATGAGCAGCACCAACCGTGTTGTTTTGAGCACGGGCAAGTTTGATTTTCTGGTTGACAACATCAACGATGAGAACCTTCATTTGCTCATCACCAACCTGGAGAATATCATTCTCCTGGAACTTAGCAACGTTCTCAGTTAATCTAATATTTGTGGTTAGACCGGTTGCCAACAGAGATGTGCCGAGACCACTTCTAACAAATGGTACATCAATGATAAAGGTACCCTCTAGTTCACTATAAATGGTGCTAGAAATACCAGAGACTTTAAGTGGGATGCCTGGGACATAACTATGAATACCGACGGTAACAATACCTGTTACTGTATTACCCTCAGCAAATAGTTCTACCCTCTCATTAGTTTCGATGGTAGATGTGATTACTGTGACAGCAGCACCCACAACATCGGTTACTCTACCAAGAGCACCGAATCCATCTGTTCCTACACTATTAAACGCAAGTGTGTCACCTACGTTATAGTTCTTACCTGATTCTAGAATACTAACGCTCTTTACAGAACCTCTAGAAGTTGACTCAATGACACAAGGTGTAAACTTACCCTTTGCGTTTTCATTAATAAATTCATACTCACGAATATTCTGCTTCTTGGTGTTTCTTACAAGACCAGCAGGTAGTTTGTCTTGAGTGGAGGTAAACTGTAGATTATAGTCCTGTACTTCCGCATGGAAGGAGTTGCCCACAACATATGGGAACAATGGTTCTCTGCGGTTAGCAAAAGGACTGTTAGAGTTTGTTACTACAGTGCTAGACTCTGTAACATAGTACGCATAGACACCATTTGGATATTCTGGTGTTGCGGCAAAGCGTCCATTATGCTCGTCTAGATCACCTAGACCTTCCTGATATGCAAAGTCTTCTACAAAGAAACCCTTATCGTAGTCGGCAACTGGTGGACCATCTGGTCTAGATCCGCCAACGGCGTCATAACTTGACTCAAGATACTTGAGTACATTGTCTACCAGCGCATATGGACCATAGATTGGATTACCATCATACGCATAACCAAGAATTGGTGAATGCTCTACACCATCATCACCCAAATATTCCCGTAGTTTGCGCGAAGCATAGTAATTGATGTATGGAAGATTATTTTTCTCTACCTTCAGGTTGCCATAGTAACCATCATCATCCGCAACATCACCAAATTTGGCGTATCTGTGGACATTGTTGATTGTCCATTCTTTCAGATTGGCGCTACTGATAAGTCCTTCACCAGGAGTTTTGGCGGCAATAGTAGTGCCGGTGCGGGTATAGTTGATACCTTTATTGATTACATCGATACCTACAATCTTGCCACCGCTAATTCTTGCCTTTAGTCTAGCGCCAGTACCGTCACCAGTAATGATAATGTCAGGCACACTAAAGAAGTCCTTACCACCAGCTTTGACTGATACAGAATCAATCTGACCGTTGATGACAACAGGGACTAGTGATGCCTGAGATCCAGTAATAACACGGACATCAGGTTTAAAGTTATCGTTGATTACAAGAGAACCAAAGTCGGCACCAGACGTTACTACGTTGATTCCGTCAACTACACCTCTTATGATAGGAGTTGCTGTAGCGTCAGCAGTGCTAATACCTTGCTGACCTTTAATTTCTACAACGATTGATGGATAGTTAAACGAACCTGTACCAGAACTGGTCGTTAGATTGACAAATGAGGTTAATGATGTAGAGATAGAAACTCTAAACTGATCTTCATTGATTTTGATAACATAATAATCGTCGCCACTTGTCAGTCCAGCAACATTGCCAGTAAAACGAACTTTGTCGCCAGAAGAGTATCTGTGATTCTTAGCAGTGATTACATCAACAAACTCGTTAGTCTCTTGAATAGTAACTTCTCTGTTAAAGAAGTCTGTACTTGAGATAACGTTGACTTTATCTACCTTAAGTCTGGGGATCTTAGTACTAAACTTGTGGATTCCAGCACCAGACGAGGTGAGGGGAATAATCCCAACACCCAACACTGCGTCTCCCTGTGTTCTCGCCAGGGATATGGTATAGTCATCATTCTTAACGACACGATAAGTTGATTGGTTGACCAGATTACCGGGAGTAGTTCCGATACCAATCGTAGTTGTACCATCCGTGGAATAGATGACTTCTTCACCAGACTTAAATCCATGAGCAGTTTTAAATACAAATTTGTTAGTTGATGTGTTTACAATACCACCTACAGTAGAACTGTCAAACTCCACTTCATGCGAGACAGACTTCATCTTCGCATCAGCAGTACACTGACCATTACCGCCAGTGATCTTGACATCGGGTTTGGACGTGTAGTCTAGACCTTCTGTATCAACTAGGAACTCTACAATTGGTCCAGCAATCTGTGCTACGACAGAAGAACCCGCTCCAGTGTGTCCAGACTGCTGTACGGACAATCTAGGAGGATTGATGACATCATATCCGGCACCAGTGTTTAGAACTGAAACATTATTGATAGAACCGTAATATACACGATCAGATGACTTGGAGGATTGTATCTCAACACCATTAAGGAACAAACCTACGCCACCAGGTTCTACAACATCTTTTTTGTTGCCTAGGGTTGGATTATCAAACTTGCGAAGCAACTGCTGTGCTCCAATGTCCTTGAGACCAACCTGGAAGGGCGTCAGAGACCCAGAACCGTCAATTGTGATGACTTGATCCCTACGAGCATTCTCGGCGCTCAGAGCAAGTTTAAACTGGTTACCATTAACACGTTTGACGTAATATGGTTGATCAGCATTAAGACCAACAGCACTTCCAGTGAAAATTACGATCTCACCACTGACGTAGTTGTGATCGGGGACTGCAATGGTATCTCCGGTAACAGTAAACGATCTGACACGCTTTTGTGGGTCAATATCGTAATGTGGCAAACTGTTAGATGCTACAAAAATCGAAGAATCGCCAGAATACGTATTCTGAACGTTTGCTACAAATTCTTTGTTTATTCTTAGTTTGGTACGGATAAAGTATGTGGCACCAGGAGTTAGAGTCGGACAATTAATGTCCAAAGTCCTAAGACCGATAATATTTGTTATGGAACCATCTAAAACGTTACCATCTACATCAACAACGTCGATTAAATCGGCGCTATTATAGAAAGACTCGTCAAGTAGAGAAATTCTGTAACTATTGGGTCCAATGAGAGCAAAAGTACTAATAGTATGCTTGACAGCACTATTTTGAATCCAAGAATGGAATTTTATGTCTTCTTGCTTTTTGCCAAGAGTCTTAATCTTAATTTGAGTACCAGAATCCTGAATTACGCCAGATCCGTCAAAGGCAGTTACAGAATTAAGTACACGGAGTTTTACGGGAGTGTTAGTGTCCCCATCTTCATAAGAAACCGCAACATTTCCTTGGTTTAGAGTTTGACCAATACCAATCGCTGCTGTTACACCGGTAACGTTTAAAAATTCAGTAAGAGTTTTATCAGTGTACTCTACAGTTTGATTATCGTAAGCAAGAGATGCTGATTTGGCATATCCTACTGTAGAATCGACGTAGAGAACTGTCGCGCCGATACCAATACCCTTTGTGGCGTAAGTTCTATTGGTTGGAACAAACTTACCCACCAAAGTATCGGTAGAAAGTCTAATTTTGTAATATGTGCGATTATTCAGTATGATGGATTCTACATCGTAGATAGAAGCACCCGCATTGCCCTGTGTAAGCGTCTGTGAGACGATCTTAGTGGGGTCTCCGCTGATTACCTCACAAACGACAACATCGTTGACTACAAAGTCAGCATCAGATGGTCTGAAGAGAAACTCTTGAGGTTGAACCATCTCAACCTTCTTATCATATAGCGCACCAAAGAGAATCTTAAATGCTTCTTCGGTACCCTTCGACTTATAGAAGTCTTTTGCCTGTCTAATAAAGTTAGACTGGTCTAGATTGCCGTTTAGGAACCTTTCTTGGAACCCAGGTAGAATTTGCGTCTTCAGTTTCTTCAGAAACTGGTTTAGGAAGACGTTGCTGAGATTTGTTACTCTAGATTCGGCACCATGAGTGCCAACACCACTGATGGTGAAGGTTAGATGCTCTGGTTCGTTGGTTTTGGCATTTTTCTCGATACCACTAAAACCACGAACACACCCAGTGAATGATGTAGACCCAATACCAGTATAGGTAATGATCTCATCATTGATTTTAAATAGACCCCACTGATTAGGGAACCCTTCTGTAGAGTCTACGTAAATGGTGGTGTCTACACCATTAATATAACTTGTTAGCGAGGTAAACCCAGTAAGAGTCTCCTTGTTAAGAAAGTCTAAGGATTTATATTCTGTTAAATTTTCGGCAATATCAACCGGACCACCCTGGAATTCCTGGGAGTAATAATACTGCTTTAGAAATTCTCCAAACAGAGGATTCTCAAAGTCAATATACTCAGGTATCTGACTTTGGACAACCTCGTGGATTTTTACACGGGATAGGGAGGTCTCGATCATCTGTTATCTGGTTTTCTTACCGTTTTGGTAGCTAGATTGTGGTTGATAACGAGTTCCAGAGGTATTAGCACCTGAAGAGATGCCATCTTGCCTCATGAAGAAGTTACTCTTAGAAACGTCGAGTTGTAGATACAGTTCCTTACGTGCCAAAACGTCGTTCGACATTGGGATTGCCTGAATCTCAATAATATTGTCAGGTTGGACCGTTGACGTTATATTCACAGTATCTATAAGTACTTCACCGGTCTCATAATTGACTGTTCCAAATTTAGTGGAAACAATTTCAGGTTCAGAGTCAGTATTGAGTCTGAATAGGAATAGATTTCCAATATCAGAACCTTCTATAACTTTGTCAGCAAGGTAGACTGTACCTTCGATACTAGAAACGTTAAATCCTGTAGATTTTACGTTATACTCGTCGTTACCACGGAAGAATTCATTATCAAAACAAAGTTCATACTGAGTGAACTGATTTATGAAGGCAGATAGGTTTCTGCGAATTCTTACAGTCGTGATATTTGATGTGATAGAGGTATCCACACCATCTACTAGAGATGTGAAGTTAGAATACTTAAATCTACCACCAAATTTGTTTAATTCACCGCTTCTAGCGTACTGAGTAATCGCAGAAGTGACATCTGCTTTCAGATTATTAGGATCACCCGTAAAATTGGCGTTATAATAGACGTAACTATCAACCTCAACGTACAGATACTTAAGATTTACGAAACTTGGAACAATTCCGGCGACAGAATAACTCTTCAGAGACTGTAAAAGTTGCTTTTTAGTTGATTCTGCGAGGAAAGCACCGTTTCTTGGTTTGGCAGCGATGAAAACGCGACCATATTGCGGAGGATTTAGGTCCTCACCACCATAAGCACTGACAGATTCGATATTTGGGTAGATAGAAGGCAAAATTGCTTCATAGTCAGACGCTGTTACTGCTCTGTTTTGGGCAGCATAGCGTCTTGGAGCATAATTTCTGATTGATTGTACGGTTTCTATGTCGTCACCGTTAGCAGCAGGCACCCTTGAGAAGATATTTGGAGAAAATGACGAAATATTTGCGCCGTTTTCGTCACTGATCGTTCCAACAAAGTTAAAAAACGATGCTCCGTTCGCTTCTTTACCCTCAGTCTTGATATAAGACGCCTCAATGATGTTACCTGACTCCAATTTCTTACCAAAAATACTGTCACCGAACAAAATTTCGTATTTTTCGTCGGTTGTTTCTTGGATTAGGTAGATATTTGACGTAGAAGTGACGCCAATAATATTATCGACAAGTCTATACTCGGTAGAAGTCGTAGAAGCACTGTCTTCTTTGATTTTTACGCGCAGAGTTGAGGTGTCAATGTCGCTATTTGGAAGAATATAGCGGGCATTTGGTTGGGAATTATTAACAGTCCACTTCTTTTCTAGGTATTGACCCTGATAAATGGTCAAAGTTCCTTCAGTTACACCATTATCTACAGTAGATACGTATTTTTCTGGGATAGAGAATAGAAAATTCTTGTCAGATACGATCGAGTTTGCGATCAAACCTGGTTCAAACGTCACTGTTGCGTTTGATGTGGCAATACCAGAGACCTGATAGTCGATTTGTGCCACTGCTGCGCGTTTAGAACGAGGAACGTATCCGATGTTACGCGCAAGTGAGACGATATTTTCTCTTAACGTCGCCGAATCGATGAACGATTCGTTCACCACCATGTTTGTGTTATAGGCAGTGATATATGAGTTATAAGCAAGCAGGTTAATGATGACCGAAAGGTTAGAACCTTCGAAGTCAAAGTCGGAGAAGTTAGAGTTCTCCCTCAGATAGTCTTTAATTGAGGACTTGATATCCTCAAAATTTAAATTGGTAAACTGAGTTAATGCCATATTAGAGTCTAGTTGGTTCTAGAATGAAAGTGACAGTCTGAGGAGGCGTTGATAAACCAACTATAGCGTATTTAATCTCAACTTCTAGAGAGTTCTCATCGGGTTGAGAGTTAACAATAACCTCAGTTAGACTTACTCTAGGTTCAAAGTTTGTAATTACAGTCTCAATTTCAGTTTGGATTGGCAGGACTAGATCGTCTGTCGCCAATTCGAATAAGGAATCAGTAATTCTAGTGCCAAGTAGATCGTTAAAAAATACTTCTCCTAGGTTAGTTCGTACCAGATTTTGTACAGCACGCTTGATAGCGTCCGCATCTTTTAGCGGAAGCAGGTCATTTGTAACTGGGTGGCGTTTAAAAGACAGCGAGATGTCCTTAAAACCCCTTGAAATCTTTTGAAGAGGCACTTATACAATCTTCGTGTATTTAGTGCTATTTAGAGACAAAAAAAGGGGGTCTGTGAAGACCCCCTTCTGTATTCATTTACCTTGACCACGATATGCTTTCTTTTTTCTGTTACGGGAAGTTGCCGCCAGTTTGGTATACTGGGAGTTACCTTGACGGGTTTTCTTAGGTTTAGACTCAATTAAGTCTGCACCGTTCAGTGATTTCTTGACTGCCATAATTACTCGATTTCAAGTCCTAAGTATTCTACTATAACATCCTCGGGATGTGGTGTACCGTCAGAGTAGAACTGGTCTGCCAGTTCTTGAGTAATATCTAACATTTCCTCTTCTGTAATAGAGGCGTGGATTTTACTCCCCTGACAGTATATGTCGTATCGTTCCATGTATCTGTGAGTACAGAACTCTGTACTATATTAGATTACACGGGTCTTCTCGTGTCCAACACGGATAGTGGGGTCGCACCAAATCTCAAAACCTGCTTTGATAGCATCAAGGCAGAAAGAAACATCTTCGCCACACATATCTTGAACTTCACCAGAATCAAAGACCTGCATCTGCGGAGCAAACCAGGGATACTCAAGACTCTCGAATACACCATTCTTAATCAGTACCCATCCAAATCCAGTATAGTCTACTGTGAATGGCTTCTTACGATTTGGTA